ATCGCCTAAGGGTGACGCCCGCAAAAAATTACAAACCTCCATAAACTCTTAGGACACATCCTATGACGGGGCGTTTTGTTAAAGGCCAATCCGGCAACCCGCTCGGTCGCCTGTCGGAAAAACCGTATCACGACGCACTGCGAATGGAGATCGCTGCCGCTGGCAAGGATCACAAGGCGTTGCGCCGGATCGCACGTAACCTGATCGCGCAAGCGCAGAAGGATAGTTTCGACGCGTTGCCAGCGATCAATGCCATTGCCGATCGTCTCGACGGCAAGCCCGCACAATCCAGCACGGTTATGATCGAAAAGTTTGATTCTTATGAATGGACCCGCGCCGAATTGGAATCGCTCCTCCATGACGCCTTTAATGGCGGCGGAAGAGTTATTGAGGCGCAAGCGTGCTCAAGCCAACCTGATCCCGTTCACGGAAGCCACCTTCCCGCGTTATCGAACGGCGGAACATCACCGCCAGATCGCGGGTCAGCTCGAGCGAGTAGCGAACGGCGAGATCGACCGCTTGATGCTGTTGGTGCCGCCACGGCACGGGAAGAGTGAGCTAGCCAGCCACAGGTTTCCGGCCTGGTATCTGGGCCGCTCGCCGGAATCGCAATTTATATCGGTCAGCGCCACCGAAAGCCTGGCGACCGATTTTGGCCGCAACGTCAGAAACACGATCAACTCTTTAGAATACCGCGCCGTCTTTGAGACGACGGCGCTGGCGGAAGATTCGCAAGCCAAGGGCAAATGGCATACCAACGCCGGGGGAGTGTATTACGCGCTTGGTATTGGCGGCGCGATTTTGGGCCGCGGCGGCGACGTGATCTTGATTGATGATCCTTACGCCACCATGGCCGATGCCATGTCCGAGCTCGCAAGGAAAAATGTCTGGGACTGGTATACCGGAACGGCTTACAACCGGCTCATGCCTGGGGGAAGGATTGTTATAATCAATCACCGCATGCACGAGGATGATTTGTGCGGGAGATTGCTGGCGCAACAAAACGCGGGCGGCGACAAGTGGGAGGTGGTCGAGCTGTCAGCGATTAAAGACGACGGCACGGCATTATGGCCGGACGCTTATCCGATCGAAACACTCGAACGGATCCGTACCAACAGCCAGCCGCGTTTTTGGTCGGCCATGTATCTGCAAAACCCGACGCCGGACGAGGGCGTGTTTTTTAAAAATGAATGGCTACGGCCGTATGATCTGCCGCCCGATCGCAAGACGCTCAGGGTTTACGGCGGTAGTGATTATGCCGTCACCGCGGACGGCGGCGACTACACGGTGCACGCCGTGGTAGGCCTGGATCCTGACGGCAAGATGTATTTGCTTGACGTCTGGCGCAAGCAAACCGCGTCGGATGAATGGGTCGAAGCCTTCTGCGATCTTGTCTTGAAATGGCGCCCGCTGGGATGGGCCGAAGAGCAGGGGCAGATTCGGAGCGGAATTGGGCCTTTCCTGGAACGGCGCCAGCGCGAGCGGCACGCTTATGTGTTCCGCGAGCAGTTTCCCACCCGCGGCGACAAGGGGGTCAGGGCGCAATCGATAAGAGGACGCATGGCGCTCGAGGGCTTGTACGTTCCAGAGTATGCCAAATGGTATCCGGCCTTTCGCAGCGAGTTATTGGCCTTCGATGCCGGGAAGCATGACGATCAGGTCGACGCGATCGGGCTGGTCGGGCAGTTGCTCGATCGCATGACCGGGGGGGTCAGGCCAAAACCTGTCACAAATGCCCCGATCGAGTTCTCGCATTATAAGGCGATGAAAACCGGGACCGACGACGGCTTCAAGGCGTGGTGACAATGGCGAAAGACGCTTACGACGGACAGACCGAGCTGGTTCATCTTGCGCTGATCGACGGCGTTCTCAACGCAACGCGCGAGGGCGTTGCCGATATCGTCAAGGAATACTCTGACGAAAAAACCAAAATAGCAAAGATCGTCAAGGTGCGTGACGCCGCCAACCGCTTTATCGACTTGATCGATCAAATGGTCGAAAACGACGGCGTGGAGGATACCGATGCCAGCGCCGATAACGTCGACGATCCCGCCAAGTCATAAGGACTACGGTTGGGTGAACGGCAAGCCTGGTGGGAAGGGACGATAATTTTCACAAACTTAAGGGAGTTTGTATGAGACGATGGCAAGCAATTGCCGTTGCGATCATGTTGGGTTGCATGTTCGTAACGTCGCCGGGAATTGCACGTTATCATCATCAAAGAATAGCGGACGCAAACGGCAACCAGGGCTACGGCGTCGGCAGTGTCACCTCACATAAGACCGGCGCTAGCGCCCGCGTTGGCTGGCAATATGCCACAAAGTTTCAAGGTTACGTTGACGCCATAGAAGCAACCGGCGCGACGGTTTATTTCATGGGCGGGATTCGTAGAGGGCATTGCTCAAATTCTTCTTTGCACCCGTGCGGCAAGGCGCTTGATGTTTGCCAAACGGGCAGGGGCCGCGTGGCGGCGAAATGCCATTTACCGGACCGTTCTACGCTCGCAAGGATCGCTGAGGCGCATGGGCTTTTTGAGGGCGGACAGTGGTGTCATTCCGATTACGGTCATGCCCAGGTTGGCGTCACGGCGGAGAGTTGCGGCAATCGAGGCGGCACGCTCACGGCCAGTGCAAGGACACGTCGTACGCATGACGTGGTGGCGACCTTTGCCGATCCGCTGTTCCCTGATCGGATTACACGTTCGTACTGACACATGAATTTCGAGAGTGAGGATCTGTGGGCAATCGCGGTGATCTTGATCGCGATCGTGGTGCTGGCGGTTTTGTTTGTGATTAACCCCTAAAGGAGAACGGCAATGGGTAAAAAGGGTGGCAAAGGCGGCAAAGGCGGCAAGGGCGGGCGCAAGGGCGGCAAGGACAAGGACGATTGACGGCACCTTCCTACCGCCGCGTGGCAGCGGTTAAGGACTATAACAGGCCGGGGCTGGTACCGATGAGGTGCCGGTTATGGAGTCCAGATTTTCTCGCGGCATTGAGACGGCGTTTTTGATCGAGGCGCTGATCGCGTGCCTGGTCCTGGCAGCGATTCTGTAATCTCAAACCAATTCTGTAATTTCAAACAATGTGAGGCAATTCTATGCGTAAAACAGCGATGCTGTTTGCGATCGCGACTCTATTCGTTGCACTGCAAGCAAAGGCCGATACAGTCAATAACCTTACGATCAGCGTACTACCAAACCCTGTCCCTCAATCACTGAGCAACCCTTGCATCATTTGCGGCACAACGGCACCGGGACAACCGGCCAACTTTGGCTACAATAATTTCTCCAATCACGGCAATGGCGTCAGCTTCAATACATTCTCGACCGACATTCTCGGCGGCGGTGTGCTGGTTGGCGACCTGCAAGCCAACGCAATACCCTACACGGGAGCATTGCTCGATGCCCTCGGCGTAAAATTCGGCGTAGCGATCGATATCAATACCGCGATGAACGGCGAGACGTTGCAGACGTTTCAGTTGATCGACCTTTCGCTGCCAGCCGGTCAGCGCGTGATCTTTGATATCGATGGACCGATTGCCTTGCCGGATATCAACAACGGCAACGGCAAGGGCGACTATTTAATCTCAGGCTTCGACCTTTCGGCCATCAGTCCCGGCGACCTGTTGATCTTTCATGCGTCATGGTCAGGCGCCTCTGATGGTGCCGAGAGTTTCTACATCGTGCCGCTCGCTGGAACCGCAACGCCGCTTCCCGGTGCGGTATGGCTGTTCGCTGGCGGCTTGGGATTGTTAGGCGCGTTCACGCGCAAACGAAAACTCGCATAACGGGCCACCCCTCACCCGAGCCCGTTATCCGTCGCCGTCCGCGGTAATTAGTCAGTCCACTCCCTTCCAGTGACATGACGCCACAACCTGCGGACAGCGGCGGTTAAATTCCACAGCGGACATAAATAATGGAAAGCCCGCAATACCTGCCGGTTGTGACGCAACAGGCGAAGCAGGGCTATGCCGTCGACGAGGACGATTCCGAAGACGTTCTCGATACCACGAAGCTACGCCGCCAGTACCAGGACTACGCCGCGGCCAAAAGCGCCGAAGGCTACGAAATGCTGGAAGCGCGGCACTATTACCACGGCGATCAGTGGACGCGCGAAGAGATCAGGACGTTACGCGATCGCAAGCAGCCGGTTGTGACGTCCAACCGCATAGTCCGCAAGATCGATGCGGTGGTGGGCCTGGTCGAACGCTTGCGGCAGGATCCAAAGGCTTTCGCGCGCACGCCGATGCACGACCAGGGCGCCGAAATCGCCACGGCGACGATCCGCTATATTTTGGATTCGAACGATTGGGCTTCCAAATCCAGCCGCATTGCCAGAGGCGCTGCCATCGACGGCATTGCCGGGATCGAATATGACCTTGTGCCGGGAGACACCGGCGATCCGACGCTCGACCTGCATATCACCTATGGCGACGGGTTTTTCTACGATCCGCGCTCCTACGACGAGGGCTTCACCGATTGCCGCTTCATGGGGGTCGCCAAATGGTGCGATCTCGACCAGGCCAAGGAGATCGCGCCCGAGAAAGCCGACGAGCTCGAGGACCTGATTGAGACGGGATCGGACCTGATCAACGTCACCGAGTTTGATCG